TATTTACATAGTCATACATTAGACAAAAATAAGAAACATCTTCTGGGTAATTGTCAATATGTTCACTTATCATTTTTGCAATTCGTTCTATTGAATCTTGATGATCCATGTTTTTATTCCATTGTTTTTTTTTCATATCAATCTTCTTTGTTTTCAATCTGTATGAACCCAGTGTGCCGATTGCTTCCCATTTCTTTGAGGAAGTTTACTTCAACCTTTGCTGAGTTGATAATTGTTTGAGCGACATCGCTGATTGCTTTAGCTTTGTCAATTTCCATGTCACCGTCTTTTAACATTTCGATCGTTTCAAAAAGGTGATGTCTAAGGTCTTGAATTTTGTCTTTTGCCATTGGTTATTCTTGTTATAGTTTTCTTTAAGTTTATTACTTCTTTGATTTCTTCGGGTAATCTGTGAACCGTGTTTCTTAACATATTCTCCTGCTTTGTAATAAGCTCTAAGTTGTCAAGTGTTATGTTTGACTTGTCTCCATCCTTAAAAGCTACCACATAGCCCTCAGGCACTTTACCGTTCTCTTGCATCCATAAATACCGGTGATACAAAACATACTTGCCATTTATTTTAATTAAGGTGAACCCATCTTTATCTACACGAGTAGAACCCTCAGGCTTCCAGTTGTGCGGCTTACTACCTTTCTTAAACTGAGTTTCAACGCCTCCAATTTGCAAACCCTTTTTGCCTTTGTTCCAAGGTGTGTGATTCTTCTTGAATTGGCTTTCTACATTTGGAGTGATCGTGTACACCTCAGCGTACAAGTAACTGTTACTTTTCCTCAATCCCATTTTGTTAGCTTTGTTGTAAATGTTGTGAGTTTTACAATTAAAGATCTTGCACAGTTCTTTTGTCTTCGTATCTGGATAAAGCTTACTTAAAAGCTTCTCCTGTTCATTAGTCCATTTCATCAACGTATTTTGTTAAATCACTAATAAAGCTACTGCCTAAAAGCTTACCGTATTCCATATATAAAACGAGAGCAACAGCATAAGCGAACTCATCGTATGCCATGTTGGGATCAATCTCCTCAATCGCTTTGTTGATCGCCTCCGCTAACATCTTACTTTTGTCCATAACCCAAATCCTCCTTTACTTTATTAACCTTGTTCAACTTCTCCAGGTACTTCTTGCCTCTAAATTGTGGTCGCTCCATCTGAAGCTTTCTTCTGATTCTTGTGATGGTCTGTGCATCGGTCAACTTGCCGAATGTGTACTCACGTTTAAAGTCATCAAAGGTTTCTAATCTTATCCCTTCATCTGACATTTGCATTGTCCAATAATAGGCTGTAAGCATTCTGTCATCGTCTTTGGTTTCTGGGTGCTTGAGTAGAACTGCAGCAACCCTTTGCTGTATCATGTTGTTCATTTCTCTTTGGTGTTAAAGGTTTTATACTGGCAATTCCTATTGACTCTTCAATCCCATTAAATTTATAGTAATAAACTACACCCCAATCCATATCTACTTTATGGGTTGTAAATACTTGAGGTTCATCTTCTTCAATGCGGTTGTCTGTCCTTACACATACATCTCCAACTTTGTAGTTGTTATGTATTCCATTGTCTGAGGTTATTTCATTAATCATTTCTCTTTGGTGTTAAAGGTTTCGTTGTAGTATTGTTCTGCAAAATTAGAGCTATCCTGCTCGCTCAAGCAATCGCTATTGTCGCCATGTACCCAAGCCTCTACAATCTGCTCTTTCTCTTTCTTAAGCAGTGATTCTGCTAAATCCATAACGGCATCATAAGCATCCCACGCTTGTTCGTTTACTTCTGAGTATTTTAATAACTTTATTCTATCAATCAACTCTTGCATTGGTGTTTTCATTTCTTAAATCTCCTTCTGTATAAAGGTTCAACATACGGCTTTTCAGACTCGTTGGCTTGGCGTTCAAGCTCATCTTCAAGCTTCTTAAATTCTCTAATGTCGTCGCATATTTTCAAATAAGCTAAATAACAAATAACCATGATTAATGCGATAGGTAAAACTAAAATTACTGGTACTTCCATACTTCAAATATAAACTTTCTTTTTAATTCGCCAAAATATTTTGCAATAATTCCCAAGCATTCTCTAATTTTTCATTGAGTTCAAACTCAACCTCATGTCTTTCAATCTCTGCAATGTGCATCTGTTTTGCTTCTGGCATTCGTGGATCATAAGAAACAAAGTAACCATAGTCAAGGTCAGTGGCTAACATACCCAACTGCATCTGCCAATAATACTCTGGGTGTATTTGCTTAAGGCTATCCGCATCATAGATGTTGAAGTTCTTTAAATGGATACCTGAGTTGTAAGGGCATTTTATTTCAAGGATTGCATCTTGACTCAAGCCGTCAGGCGAATAACCACTGTACTCACCATAGGGAATAAATACATAGGTTTCGCCACCGTAGTATGTCCACTCCTCAAAGTTCTGCTGATTGAAATAGTAAAACGCATCCGCTTCATTTGTTATACCCCATTCAAGAGCATCACCGTACACAGGTTTACTTTGCCCAGTGAGAATCTCAGCAGCTCGTTCATAAACAAATGTTTCTGCTGTCTTTGAAAGGGGAGAACCTGATCGGCTGCTCCCCATTAACTTGTGAACCACAGAGGCTGTAAATCTGTTTGCTCTTGCTTTCAGCCATTCTTCTTGGCTTTGTGTCATAGTAACTTCCATCCGTTCTGCATTAGTCATTTCGTTGCAGTCAACACCTCCTCATGTTTTTTAGATAGAACAAACTTATCCTTAATGTCTTGGATATTGCCACCGTTCTGAATGTGTTTTAAGGCTTTCTGCCACATTGGATGTTGTGGAGTGATGGTTTCTTTGACTGTTTTAACTTGATGCCCACTTGCTGAGTTGCCGTCATCATCTGCCTGGTTCAAGTTAAAGATAGATGCAAGGGCATAACGACGAGCATAGGTCAAAGCAGAACCATACTGCTGAGGATTGTTAGCATCTCGCATCCTCAAGAGCTGTTCAGATTGCATCCATTCGCCTGATTCAACGTGATAAACCTTGGTGACTAAAACATCATCGTGTGGGTGCTGAGTAATTAGAAGCCCTAACTCTTGGCACACCGGGTTGATGGTTGTCAGAATACTGGACAAATCCGCATACGAAGAGTGGAAATGGTCATTCTTGGCTGTTTTCTTAACAGCGTTTACTTTGCCTTGGAACTCAAAGAGAGCTTTCACAAGGTTGCTTGTTTCATTACTTGTTTTCATTTTCTACTAATTTGATTTTGGTTGGTTTTAAATCGTGGTAGTACATCAAGTCGTTGATAACGTCATGACGCTCAATGTCATTGTACAAAAGAAAGTCAGTGGTGAATGATGCACCTTCTTCATCAACGTGTCTATACACATGGTCAGAATACTCATCTCTGTAATGCTCCATAATCATTGACTCGATTTCTTCACGATCAAAGATTAACGTGACAAAATACTGCTCAACTACAACATCTTTGTCCTCAACTAAAATGGTGATCATTGCTGCACCTCCTCATTCTCGATGTCCTCAAGGGCAGCCTTTAAAACTAACAGAGCCTTGTCTGAAATGACGTTGCCTTCAATGTACTTTTTAACGGTGGGCATAGATACCCCCGTTTCTTCGCTCACACGCTTGATGATGCCGTGGCGTTTCTTAAGCTTGATTAGCTTTACAATTTCTTGTATTTCCATGCCACAAATATAAAAATAATTTGCAGAATGAAAAAACTTTTTTAATTATGGGCTGCCTAAAGTATCGGCAATATATTGAGCAATACGCTGCCCAAGAGTTTCTGTGGTAACTTTTTCTAAAGAATTAGATATAAATGGTTGAGCCTTTGTTCCTCTTTTCCCAATGACGTTTCTAATAGCAAAAGCAAGTGACTTTGTGGCGGCTATTTTATCAGGTGACTGATTAATCTTCATCTGCATTTCCTTTTTATTTTGCACCCACTCATAAATATTTGCGTATGGTGGTTTTTCTCCTCTCTTTCTTCCGTTCTCAACATAATACCAGTAATCCTGCATCATGGTTGTTAAACGGTATCCACCTGGTTTACTTGTTATTTTTGGACTAATAGAAGAAGATAAGCTACTCGTTGCGTTGGTGTTATTAATCCTCAATCGGTTCTGCATTTGAGCTATAAGCTCATTACCCCAATTTTGGACTATACGCAAAATCCCATCATCCTCTGACGGGTTGAACGCTCGGTTCTTATCACCAAACTTTTCTAAATCATCAAGAGCCATTTATTTTGGTCAATGCGTAGTTGTGAAAATCCTTTAATCTGCTGATCCATCCTCTACCAAAATGCTTGAACGAAGAAAGCCCTCTCAAGAAGTTAATTCTGTGGTCGTATGACTTTAAGTAGATATAGTCCTCTCCTTTCATTATTATAAGGCGATTTAAGGCACTCAAAGTGTTCTTGCCTACCTTCCCATCCACTGCGATAGAGAAACCCTCTGACACGATAAATTTCTGTAATTGCTTTGCTGCTCCGTAAACTCCAGAACCCCAAGCGAAATCAGCCCAAAACTCAGCGATAAGATCGGATTCAATATCGTCTGCCTTTATGCCTTCCCAGTAGAGCTTGTAGACTTGCATCCAATCTTCTTTGGACATCTCATAAAACCTTTGAATAGCTTCAGGAGAATCTCCAAACTGAGCCTTAAAAACAACCCACTGTATTCCCTTATTCGTGTGATAACCTGAACCGTCAGGTACGCAGTTTGCTGATGCACTATCTTTTGAGTGCTTACTGAGTCCGCCCTCCCACTTGAGGATATAGTCGATATTAGCATTGTTTATATTACCCATGATCTTGTATTTCTTTTTGTAATCTTTTGAGATACCACTCTGCTTTTTGCAGGTCTTCCATTCCGTTCTTACGATTATACCGCCACATATACTTAAGAGAATTACCCCGTAAATAACCTTTAAATTCTTCATAACTCATTTGTGCTTTAATACATTCTATGCACTCAATCTCCCCTGCATAGTGGGTAGGATTGTTCACGTTGTCAGCCATATATATCTAAACTCTTCGTATGGCAAATCTATATAAAAAGAATGAGAACCCTCACAAAACACTTGAGTCATCTCGTAAAACTGCGAAGCTCCTATCACTTTTGACAAGTCCAAAATTCCCTGTTCAACTATCTCAACATCTTGAGCTTCTGTTTCTAATCCTATCTGCTCATAAATAGGATCAATCATTTCTTCACGGAATATGTAGTTCACTTCTATCTTCATTGTGTTTGATACGTTCTCGCTTTCACAATCATTTTATCTATGTTTTTCTGATGTATTCTTACAGGCGTTAATT